CAAGAAAGTGAAAGTGGTGCAAGTAGCCTAACCCTCATGCTGCAGAATGGTTTTAATGAAATGATGAAGTCTGTTCATACCATGATCCCTGGGATAATAGAATCTTTTGATGAGACTACCCAACGAGCTAAGGTTAATTTGGCTAATGCCCAAGAACAAATTGATGGTAAAAAACTTTCATTCCCTCCACTTGTTAATGTTCCTGTACAGTTTTTCAGGTGGGGTGGGTTTAGTATTACTGCCCCAGTTAAAAAAGATGATCAGTGTGCTGTGATCTTTTCTGAAAGGAGTATGGAATTATTTCTACTTCAAGGTAAAGCAGATACAGTTCCGCGCGATGCAAGGTTCTTTGAGCTGTCTGATGCCTTTGCTTTAACAGGACTTTATTCAGATACTAATCCAGTTCCAAACTTTAATAATGATGATTTAGAGTTTAAGTCTGATGATGACGAGATTATATTAAGGTTAAAGGATAGCGGAAAAATAGAAATCCTAAACAGCACCGGTAGTCTTTTAGTTATCATCAGCAGTATGATGGGTGTTATCTTAGCTGAAGCTCCAGCATCTGGATGGTCAGCCGGTGGCATCACATCTTTCACCGCACTAAAAGTAACACTGGATAGTTTTATATAATGAATGGTTATGCTTTAAATAGTTCAAATGATTTGACCCTGACATCTGGATCTATCTCACGGACAGATGAAGGTGATCAGGTAGTACAGCATGTGAGGACCCGGCTACTGTTCTATGAGGGGGAATGGTTTCTTGATACAGATGCAGGGATTCCATACATTCAAGAGGTATTTATTAAGCCCGCGAACATAGCATTGACTGAGGGTTTAATTAAGGCGGAGATAACACAGACACCTGGGGTAGAAAAACTTATATCTTTTGTATCAGATTTTAATAAAACAACTAGAACCCTCACCGTTGACTTCGAAGCTCTAACAGAATTTGGTGAAGTCAGTTCTCAAATACATATTAATCAGAACTAGGAGTAGTAATGGCTTTCGGAATTACAGATACAGGATTTAATAGAAAAAGACTTGATGATATTTTAGTAGATAAGAATGACGCTATACGCGCTGTCTTTGGGGTAGATGTAAATCTAACCCCACAGAGTCCTGATGGACAACTCAGTGGCATACTGGCTGATTCTGATGCAGCCCTGTGGGAATTAATTGAGGATGCATACAATGCTTTTAACCCCGATGGTGTTACTGGAGTTCAACAAGATAACCTTGTGGAGCTTAATGGTATAAACAGATTACCTGCTACCTCTACAACAGCAGCCCTAGATTTAGTAGGTCTTGCAAACTTAGTTATACCCGCTGGTGTTATTGTAGCTACAGCTACAGGCGTTCAATTTGCAATACCTAATCAGGTTCAGTTAGATGGTGCTGGTATTGCTACGGGTGTTCCGTCTAATGCTGTGATAGCTGGTAATGTGGCTGCACTGGCAGGAACTATTACAACAATTGTTACGGCTATTTCTGGATGGACTTCTGTTACAAATCCAGCTGATGCTATTCCAGGGACAAATGAAGAAACTGATTCAGACTTAAGAGTAAGACGTCAAGCCTCAGTTGCATTCCCAAGTCAGAGTATTCTTGATGGTATATTTGCTGCTATTTCAAATGTTGCAGGGGTTGAGTCTGTTACTGTTTTAGAGAATGATACTAATGTAGTTGATAGTAATGGACAGGATCCACACAGTGTCCAAGCTGTAGTTAAGGGTGGGGCTGACCAAGATATAGCAGATGCTTTATTCTTTAAAAAGGCTGCGGGCATATCTACGGTGGGTACTACAACCATTGCAGTAGTAGATACTCAAGGTATAAGTCATGATATAAATTTCCAACGGCCAGTTGAGATTGATATATTTGTTATAGTTAATGTTACTCAAACAACTGGTTACCCGGTTACCGGCGATGCAGATATTACGCAAGCTATAATTGATTATGCTAATGGAGACTTAATTGCAGGTAGAGGATTCGGCGTTAATCAAGATGTGATTCATTCTGAAATATATACCCCAGTTAATAGGACTCCAGGAATGACAGTTGATAGTATCTTTATAGATACCTCAGCAAGTCCATCAGCAACTGCAGATATACCTATTGCATTTAATGAAATTAGTAATTTTATAACAGCCAACATTACGGTAAATAGTTAATGGCAATTGATCCAGTAAAAATAGATCATGAGGAAGTAGCTGTAAGCAGGTTCGCTACACAGTTCACTCAAACAGTAAAGCTTAAGGGTTATACTTTGGCGCTTATGTCTGAAGCAAATAACCTTGAAGCTGCTCTCTGTGAACTGCTTGAGCTTAGGAGTATTGATACTGCCTTTGGTGCTAACCTTGATATTATAGGTAGGCTTGTAGGCCAACCCAGAGTTTTAATTAACGCTACACAATTATCTTATTTTGGATTCCAGGGGGCTGCGGGAGCTTTAGGTTTTGGTGATGAAGATGATTCATCAATTGGAGGTATCTTCAATGGTGGTGAATCAACTACTGGATTAAGAACTTTAACAGATGTTGAGTACCAATTATTTATCCGTGCAAGGATAGCTAAGAATCATAGTAAAGGTACTATTGAAGAAATAATTTCTCAAGCATTATTTTTAACTGGTGCAGTTTTAATTGTATTAGGAGAAGGTGATGCTGAAATATCTTTAGGAATAGGAAAGATTTTAACTGAAAATGAAAAAGTTTTAATTAAGGATAATGATCTTATACCTAAACCTGCAGGTGTATTACTAAACATATTATTTCAATTTGATCCAGAATTGGTCTTTGGATTTGATGGGGCTATCCCAAATGTTCAAGGATTTAATCAGGGTCAATTTGCAGAATTATTATAAATATTAAAATAGGAAAATAAAATGCCAACGCCAAGAGCAAAACCAAACATGACCGATCTTTGGGCACAGACTGGTACCATAATAGATCCCGGATCTGCTAAAACTAAAACAGGTTGGGTTGCAGAAATCCCAACCTTTCAAAATGAGAACTTTATTCAGAACAGACAAGATGCTTTTCTAGCTCATCTTAATGACTGGGGTGGTGTCTCTGAATGGGATACGAATACAACCTATGATATAGAATCTTGGGCTAGAGAAAATACAACTGGGATTGTATACAGATCTAAAGTTACTGCGAACCAGGGTAATGACCCTTTAACTGAAACCACTGAATGGGAGATACTTACACTTGCAGGAATTGGAGATCCTAAAATTGCAATTATCACAGATGAAAAAGCATTTAGTGTTTCAGGTGGTTCTTCAATAGCAGGACATAACATAAGGGATTTACAGACTCTCAACGATCCTGATTCAATAATTTTAAGCTTAGTAGCGAATCAAATTGAGATTGTTGCCGGAAAATATCTGGTAGGTTTCATATCTGACTGCAATAACGTTTCCTCAAACTTTAATTATTTCTTTAATACTACAGATACAACTACTGATATTCTCGGTGTTTCTGGTTTTGCTACTGGTACTGAAATGCAAACAGAAGGCATTGGCATCATTGATATATCAGCCACTAAGAAATATGAATTAAGGCATTTTACTCAGTCTGTTATTGCGACTGTTGGTTTAGGTCAGCCCCATAGTACTTCTGGCTTTAATAATGTTTATGCACAAGTAACAATTCAAAAAATAGGATAATAAAATATGAAAGCATTAAAATTTATAAAAGCAGATGGTACTAAAGGATTTTTATCAGATAATGATGGTCTTGATATATATGATAAATTAAAAAAGAGACTTCCAGCTGGAGCAACAGACGTAGAAAATATCACTCAGGCTGAAGTTGAAACTGAAGCTGCCGTTGATTGGAAAGCTTATGAAGATTCTATAGCAGCTACAAAAGATGCAGTCTTTGATACGCTTGAAGCTGCAACTTCTATTGCGGATATAAAAGCATACTTAAAGAAAAGAGATTATCCAGATAAGGTATAAGTAATGTCACAAGATGAATTTAGATACAAAAAATTAGATGATCATCCAGAGTATTTTTATATAGTTACAAATGATTATTGTGTAAAGACTTGCATCACTGATCAGAAAGTTCTTCATGATTTCTTTGATCTTTCTGAAGATGGTACTCTTATAATCCGTAAAAAATATATGTGGGATGGTGCTACCTGTGCCCTTGATACACATAACTTTATGAGGGGCAGCTGTGTCCATGATGTTCTTTGCCAGATGCTTAGGGAAAAAATGATACCAAAAGATAGTTCAGAGTTCAAAAAGTATTGGAGGCTGGCAACCAAAGAACTACTAAAGATCTGTAAAGAAGATGGCATGTGGTGGCCAAGAAGGATGTGGGTTAAGCTTGGTGTGAACTTAAATGGTAGGGTTAATCCTAGTTAAGTAGCTATCTTTTTATACCTCATCAATGCTCTAAATAAACTTTCCTGATTCTCTTCTCGGTTTTCTAGTATAGTGGCCACTACTTCATCAACTGTATTCTGCATAATCAATCTGGTTATAGTTACCGGTTTAGTTTGACCCTGCCGGCAGAGTCTTTTATTTAATTGCATGGTTAAATCCAATCTCCAGTTCATTGAGAACCACAAGGCTCTGTTGGATCCTGCTTGAAGGTTTAGACCATGGCCAGCACTGTCCGGATGGCATACCAGCATTTGTACCTCACCATTATTCCAGTCATCTAGTAGTTGCCTTTCCTTTTTCTTTGAAAGATGACTGCTCATGTGTTGAGCCTCTGGATACTCTTTGAGGATCCGTTCCATTTCATGGCGAAAAGAATAGGCTACAAGCAGTGGGGCTTCCTCTCGGTTGTATACTTCTTTTAAAGCATCCATCTTTACTTCATGTATTCTCATCCAGGTACGCTTTATTTTCTTACCTTCTTCTGTGAATTCCTGGGGATGATATATAGCACCTCCAGTAAACTGCATACATTTATTAGAAAGAGCTGCAGCGTTAAATACCTCTACCTCATCCCCGGACTCAAGCTCTACAAACATTTCCCGTTCAAGAATCTTATAGTCTTTCCTTGCGCGCTTAGGCATATCTAATTCTATATCTTCCACATTCATTGGCGGTACGTCTAAAACATCCCCTTCAGAAATCCTTAAAGTTATATCTGATATAAGCTTATGGATAATCTTTTCATTTTCTGGAGTGGTTGAGAACTTAAATCCGTGGTAGTCATCCTGATAAAAATACTTCCTTCTGAATAATGTAAAGCTGGTCCCAAGTCGTTTTCCATCATCTAACATTCGGAACTGTGCCCAGAGATCCAAAAGATTCTTAGGCATTGGCGTACCCGTTAGTCCTATTTTATACGGGATCTTATTGGCTTTATACCTGAACTTTTTAAACCGTATAGAATTATGGCTTTTCATTTTAGTAATCTCGTCAAAGATGATTAAATCAAATGGCCATTCATCCATCTGATCCAGCTGTTCCCCCAGCCAGGTTAAGCTTTCATAGTTGGTAAGATATATATGAGCTGGTGTATTTAATAGCTGCTCTTTCTTTTTGCCATGTACAATTACATAGTCAACCCATTGAGATATATCCCACTTCTCTATTTCCAGTGGCCAGGTTAAAGTCATAACTCTTTTAGGTGCTACTACCAGTACCCCTTTGATGGCAGCCTCCTCATAGAATAGTTTCTGGATTGCTTTGAGGCAGACAACTGTTTTACCCAAGCCCATATCAAAGAACAAAGCACAGCTTCCTTTATCCATTATGAAATCAATCCCTTCCTGCTGATATGGATGTGGTTTAAATTTGTCCATCAGCTCTACGAATGTTTAGCCTCGTTGCCATCCGCAGATAATAATGGATTTTATCAAGAGAGCATACCCCTGGATGAAAGTATCTTGCTGCAGCCTCTGGATCTGGATGTGCTTCTGTAAAGAACTCTTGCAATTTTCCCGGCCTGAAAACTTTCATACCACCTACCTGTACTAAAGATATTAATTCGCCTTCATAAAAATCATGTAAACTCTGTGGATCCTCAGACCAGGCGGCAATCATAAGACTTTTAGATCGGATATGTATTAGTCTTAAAACGTACGTTTCATTCATGCCGATCCCATTACTTTATCAATAAGCTTTTTACCCGCTTCAATACTATCAACCCAGGTGGCAAAGTGTCCCAGGTTTCTCAGCGTGGATAGATGTCGGGTTTGTAACACAGAGGGTTTTTTCCCAGGGGCTTTAAATTCAATAAACATTATAGTAGCGTATGGCCCTATGAATATTCTATCAGGAACGCCGGCTCTTCCGGGTGAAGTAAATTTAAGCGCAAGCATTCCTCTTTGTTCTGCGTAAGCACAGACTGTTCTTTCTACTACTGCTTCTGAAGGCATGCGGGTATCCCATCAAGAAATTTATCCTCTACGATTTTATCTTCCTGTCTCAGCCATGCTCCTATTCGTTCGATATCTTTATATCTATTCTTTAGATGTAGTCTTGAATGAAGTCTATCAATAAACAAAGCCCTGGGTTTTTTATCCTCTTCATAAAGTTCCATCTTTAAAAGCTTTATTAGGGTTTCCGATTCGGGATCTTCATCCCTTAGATAGTCATTGAGGTTATTCCAGTTCTTAAGCTTAGGCTCTAAGAACTCCAGATCCATACCCGTAACCTTGACTTCCATTATATAGTCTGGTAAGTTTACTTTTGTCATTTATATTTCCTATTTTTTATATCTAGTATCTCTAAATCCTTCTGCAATGATGGGTATATCTTTTGCCCATTCAGGAACTGTACAAAGTAAAGCTTCATATTCCCTAACAGATCTTGTTCCCTCATCCACTTCTGTAATGCCTTCATCATGCACTGTACCTATTGGCGGGTAGCCGGCGGCTTCAGCCTGCAGCATACCATAAGCCATAATGTCTCTGGCCATTGCCTGCACCATATTCTCTACAAGCTTACCACCATAAGTAGAAACCCTGCCCCAGAAATTGTTTTCAACGTGGCCAAAGAATGTTACTGCATCCCTCAGATCACCCCACGGGGTTCTGACTGGCTCAATCTTTGCCTCTGGATATGATAGGTATCTACCCGAAGGCAACTTAATTAAAAAGTATCCTCTACGGAAAGACATTTCAAATTCCCCACATTCCACAGTCTTTTTATTTACAACACATTTCAGGGCACAGTTCTGGACAAACTCCCACAGCTTAACTACCATATAATATTTTTTCCTGTAGGCTTTAACAGCAGCATCAGCTAATTCTTTTGATATATAAATTCCATAACCTTCACAGGTTTTTTTGAAAGTCGAGCCGCCCATATTATAACCACAGCCAAGTACGTCCTGCTTCCCTAAGTCTCTTTGATCTTTGTTAATTTCAAGGATCTTTACTTTGTATATAGCAGCAGCCATGTGGACATACGGATCTAATTGCCATTTCTCTTTATCCCTTTGCTCTTCTGTAATCTCACCATTAAGATATCGGTTTCTACTTTCAATATCTTTCCAGTACAGATCCACTGCATCCTTCTGACCAGCAATGGTACAAAGTACCCGGGCCTCAATGCTGGAATAGTCAGCTACTATAAGTTCCCGGCCTTTCTTTGGTGCTATAAAATGCCGTATGCAGCTACTGAATACCTCCATAGGATCTGGAAAGGTGAATATGATATCCTCTAAACTTGCATTCTGAATGAACCAGAGTGCTGTTTTAGAGTCTTTAAGGGTTGGCTTGGGTAAATTGTGCGGTTGCATAAGTGAAGCTGTCCAGCGGCCTGTAGTGGCTCCATGATAGATTAACGTTCCGCGGACCCTGTTATCTGTGCCGGCGCAATCAATCATTGGATTGATTTTCTTAACAGATGTTCTGCTTATGCTTCTTCTAATAGCGAGAGGTTCTTTAACTTCCTGTGGTATATCTTTATTTGCTAAAGCTTTATCTACTGTGCCGGCGGTGAGATCTTCAAGCTTACTTCCATTCAATCTTTCATTACACCATTCAGTTAAGGCAGCTACCTGAGTTGGGCTGATGCCATCGGTTAATTCTTTACAGCGTTCAATCTCTATCTGTTCATATTCAGTTACCAGTTCCTTACAGCGCTTAACTGTTTTCATATCTATTGGTAGGCCGGCAAAGTTAATATCACTGGTCATCCTGTAGATGTTCCACTCTATATCTGGGGGCATAAATTCTTTTAGTTCATTCTTTAATTCTCTTTCAGCCCTAACATCTTGCAAGCAGTATTCAGCAAAATCAATATAGTCATGTATAAAATGCTCAAGATAGTATCTGGTTTCCGGGATATTTTTAGTAGGTTTCCTGGGACAACAGAATTTTTTTATTAGATTAGATCCACGCTTATCTTTTTTCTCTGATAGATCTAAAGCTTCTGTTACTTTTGCAAGTGATGCCGGCAAAGCCATTGCTCTGCTTAATGCGGCTGTGCATCTATATCTGCTAGGGTGTGGTTTGGGTATGCCATATTTATAACCTTCATTTTGAATAACAGCGCGTTCGAAATCTGCATTATGTGCCCATACTGTTATGCTCATAGATCCTAAATACATATAGAGATCATCAGGTACTTCATGTTGAACTATATAACCTTGCATAATTAGATCAGAATAGACAATTGGATCCTCTGGAATGTTAGGTATCCATAGCTTAGGCTCTTCATCATTATATGCGTAAGCCAGCATAAGAATCTCACAGTCCTGGGAGTATCGAATCCCACCAACCTTTTGAATGTTGAGATCTGAATAAGTTTCAAAGTCTATGTGGAGACTATTTGTCATCCCGGTTATTGGCATCCTCCTGGGTAAACCCGTCAGGGAATCTGTTCATTAATTTATCTGCGTTCATTTCAAATAGATCCGCAAAACTTATTTCCTGATAGCTACAGTACAAAGCTATGTACCAAAGGAGATCCCCAAGCTCCTCTTGCATTTTACCATGATTGATAGAGCTAATGTTTTCGCTTTCCAACATCACTTCAACACATTCAGCAGTCTCAGTAATCAGGCCATAAATAACATGCTTCATCTTCTGTTGTTCTATACCATCAATGACTTCTATATTCGTTACTGATTTAGTTTCACCGAAATGGTGAATATATCTAATAGATAATTCCCGCAGTACTTCTTCACCTTCTTTTAGTATGGATTTACAATCTGGATTACCATAGAAAATAGCTTTCTTAAAGACATCTAATTGTTTTGCTGCCAGGACTACAAGCTTTAAAAGGTTTACTTCATTCATGCCAGATTTATTCTTAAAGAATACCTCAGATCCTATAGTTCTCATTGAGTTTTTGACAAACTGTTCCGGTGTCATCCGCTGCATAGGCCCATCATCTTTTACATCTATATCTACCGTTAAGATCCTTTGAGCTTTACATTCCTTACAATATAGATGCTTTAATCCAACCCCCTTTTTTAAAGGGATTAGTGTATCACATCCTTTACACGTTATTGTTTTATCTGGGCTCACTTCTCTTTCCTCCTGCATCTGCATGGTGAGAATCTTTCACACCCACAGTTATCACATTTATATTTATTGTATTTATTGTTGACAGCCCTGAGAGCTTTCAATCCTTTCTGATCTGATTTAGCCATTAGGATCTTTTCGGATATTGATGGTCACCATCATGGCCTTTAATCAGGCAGCATGGTACGTGTCCTTGCCATAGTTTAACATCACAAAGTTCTTTGGTTTCTTCTTCAACTACTTTAGTCCCTCCTGATTCTTCTGATTCCTTGTCATAAACTTCCATCCTTAATCTAAGATCCCGGATTAATAACTCTACATCTTTTTGATCTTCTTCACTCATATCTATAATACTTTTATCAAGGTTGATAGCCTCAGCTATCTTTATTACTAAAAGAGCCAGATGGACAAATCCCTCCTGCATTTGTTCTGCTGTCTTTTTAGCTTCTAAAGCTACTTCCATACTTTTAGTCATTTCATTTTCCTTATATTTAAAGAGGGCTACAGGGTAGGATTCGAACCCACGATTTGGCTCACACTGGTTAGGTGCAATTGCTTATCCAACAGCATCCTGTATTTTGCCCATTTAATTCTAGCTCAATAAATCAT